GGAAAGGAACTCAAAGTGGAGGTTCATCACAAAGAGGGCGTGTGTAACTGGCAAGAGATATACGATGTACTGCGGAAAAATCTGCTGTGCGATCCGGCAGGGCTTGAAACGCTGTGCGTGGATTGCCACCGGAAACACACGGAATGGGAAGCGGATACGGAGCGCAGGCGGTTAATTTGGGAGCAAAAAAACAGGAAGGAGAAGGAGAAATGAAAGATTTTCAGGCAGGGGATAGGGTAACCGGTGTTGAAGGTGCTGTGGTTATTTTCCGTGGTGAAGCGATTTATAGGTTTAAGGATGATGATGGCCGTTGGCGGTGGCATTGTGTTGGAGAAAATGGGATGGTTTACAAGTGGATTGAGGGTTCTTTGTTGCACGGTCACAACGTCACCGTAGAGATTAAGGGCGAAGAACTGCCGGAACGGTTGAGTGGTGGTGACGAGGTGGTTGAGTGTGTGATTCATGATTTTTCGATCCATCACATCCGGTCAAAAAAGGCTTATGTTGCGGTTAAGATGCCGGAACACCTCGCAAGAGAATATCAAAGCTGGAGAGATAGGGGAGATAGCTATGTTTAACTGCTGGATGCGAACAATTATGCGCTTATATAAAATACCGTTTAGACCGGTTGACCCCGAAGACCAGAAGCCCGATATAAACCGGCTACTTTGGGATCGGTGTAACGGTGCTGGTGATTACCGTGTGTGGTTAAGATGGCAGGGGGATAATAGATGATTTGCCGTAGATGTCAAGCTATATGCCTAAACCCACGTAATTATACCTACATCGGTAACGTGCTGAACCGTGAGTATGAATGCCGCTGTGGGTACAGGTTTAGTACGCACGAAGAGTTTGATTATGAAATTCAGGGGTGTAGCTTAGAGCATCGGGCTTTGATCCAGAATGTCGCAGGTTCGATACCTGCCGCCCCTGCCAAACCGGAGGGCGTATGAATTATTACATCACAACAGATACCCATTTCGGCCACCATGCGCTGATGAAATATTGTGGTAGGCCCAGCAAAGTTGAGGATATGATTTTAAAACGCCACATGGCAACAGTGTCATCTGCTGATATTTTAATACACCTTGGGGATATCTGCATTGGTAATGATGCTGAGTGGCACCGGTATTTTAACAATATCGTGTGTTTTAGAAAATGGTTAATAAAGGGGAACCATGATAAAAAAACGAATACTTGGTATCTAAATCACGGATGGGATGCTGTTTGTGATACCATGTCGCTGAGATTGTTTAGTTTAAACATACTATTATCTCACATTCCGAAACCCTTGGACGGCCACGATTACAATATCCACGGGCATTTTCATAACTCTGATCACCGCAGGCATGAACCGGAGCTATCTGCTGTGCAAACAGATCGGCACATACTGGTTAAACTGGAGCATAGCTATACGCCGGTGAATCTGCGGAAGTTGGTGGAGAAATAAAAAAGCCCCGGCCTGAGATTGACCGGGGCTGGGTGGTGGTTAGTCGTTTATGAATTTTTCAAGGTCTTTGTTCGCAGTTTTTGCCGGTGCCGAAAACTGGCCGATGTGGATATAAGCGTCACTTTCTTTGTCGTACTCGTAAGCGTGGAACAGTTTAACATTGACTCCGTTTACTTTCGCTTTTTGAATATTTTCGATTCTGTATTTTTTCATAATTTCCCCCTCCTATTTGGTTTTAAGCTCTACTGTTTCTCGTTCAATAAGTTTGAGCAGGAATTTGTTGATTGACATTTCCTGCTCTGCGGCCCGGATTCTGAGTAGCCTGTACTGGTCAGCAGGGATGTCTTTTACTGTGTATGATGCGGTTTTTTCGGTCATTTAAGCCTCCATCTCGGCTTTTTTTATCCATTCCTGAGGTATTGCATCCCAGCCGTATTCAGCATCCCGGCTGTCTCTGTTGTACATTTCCGTTTCAGCATCAACATACACGTTCTCGTTTTGTTCAATTTTTTCTGCTGTTTCTTTTTTCATGTTTCCCTCCCGGTTTATGTTGTTTGTTTTTACCCTCATCATGGTTACAATATAATCATTGGTTTCAATGATGTCAAGTAAATAATATAAAAAAATGCAAAAAAAATAAAAATACCCACATATAGAACACAAACCATAGGCACACCACAACATATAGCGTTTTTGGTATGTTAAAATAATCGAACCACAATTCTAACACCACCACCACAACATATTGTGGTTTTTTTGCGTAAAAAGCACGAAAAACACAATAAAATGCTTGACAGGTACTACATATTGTGGTACTATCCCTTATACATGAGAGAAATTACTTTTGAATATGACTATCGCACACTACAAACCCCTGAAAAAGGCGACGAGGAAATGCCGGAGGGGTGCGATAGGATTTTTTACCCCGGAGAAATAGAGCAAATATTCATCGAATCCAGGGGATCACGCAATTTCAATCACATTGACCGCAAGGTAAGGGGTAGACGTTGAACCCTCAAATGCAGCAGGCCCAGCAGAACGCAGCCGCTAAAAAGCAAGCTGAAGAACAGAGCAAAATGAAAATGTTCCTGGCATGGCTACAGCGCATGAGCCAGCAGCAACCACGACCGCAGAACACGCAGACAAGCCCCGCCGGCGGGTATATAAGCAAAGAATACACAAAAAACCGGTTGGACGAAGCAGGGAGATATTAATAAACCGATGGATAAGGCAATTAAAACAATCGTAGCGGCGTATATCATTATGCACCCAATTCTTTTGTTAAGTTCCTTGTTTGGCGTGCAACCGGGTGTAATTGTTTTTTTGTGGGTTTGTGTAACATTTACGGCTCCCCCAATTGCTTTTACTCTTATGGTTTTAGATGCTTGAGGCACACAAGGTGTTGTTATGGCTAAATGCAACATGGACGAAGGCGTAATATTGACCGTAATCACCACGATAATCCAAGATCATAAATGCTGGCTCAAGGATTTTGACTACAAAAACAAGGTGCTGGATATAGATGGGCCAAGTGATGATGCGCTAATGGATTGTGCTTTGGCGCTGGAGATGAAGCTGGGGGAGTATTTGGTATGAGTGACTACAACGTTTTTTATGATTCAGGTAATGGTGAGAGGGAACACGCAAAGTTTTTTAACGTTGATGTTGAAGTAGAAGAGAACGGCGATTTGGTTTTTACGCAGGAAACAGAATACGACGATTACATGGAAACAAAAATGGTTGCTGGTTTTGCAACCGGGGTGTGGAAATCATTCTATTGTTGATGATGGGGAATAATGGGTAGAGCAGAACTATTCAGGCAGACAGAAGACCATGTGCCTGATTCGGTGCTGCTGGATTTTGCCGCAGGGTGTTTTTCGGCGCTTAAATACCAATCGGTTGACCCAGTAAGTGGGCCGGAAGCGTGGTGTGTAGAGGGTAAAAATGTTGGTGTTGTTATTCATCATGGGGAAACAATACGCAAGGCAATAAAAAACGCTATGGGGGTTGGGTGATGGGTTGGGTGTAATGGCTAAGAAAAGTAACGCAGGCAGACCGACTGATTATAAGCAAGAGTATGTAGAGCTTGTTTATAAGCTGGCGTTGCTTGGCGCTACAGACAGAGAAATGGCTGATATTATTGGGGTATCTGAGTCAACATTCAATTTGTGGAAAAAAGAGCATACTGAATTTTCGGAGTCCATCAAAGAAGGCAAGGAGATTGCAGACGCTAAAGTGGCTGAATCTCTATATAATCGGGCGAACGGTTACACCTGCCCGGAAACAAAAGCCCAGTGGGTCCACGATGAGAACGGTGGCCATTGGGAATATGCTGAAATGAGAAAGCATTATCCCCCTGATACACAAGCCGCTTCTCTGTGGTTGCGTAACAGGCAAAAGGCCAGGTGGCGGGACAAGATTGACGCAGAGGTCACCGGTCCAGGCGGGAAACCCATCGGTATCACGGTAGAATTTGTGGAGGCTGGTAAGTGATTAAAGCCCAAATTCCCAAAAAACTTGAATACTTATTCCGTTCACACAGGTATAAGGTTGCCCGTGGCGGCAGAGGATCGGCTAAATCGTGGTCATTCGCCCGTGCGCTTCTGATCATTGGGGCTAAAAAGACGCTTCGGGTATTGTGTACTCGTGAAGTTCAGATGTCAATCAAGCAGTCCGTTCACAAACTGCTTTCGGATCAAATACAGCTACTTGGCTTAGAATCAATATACACGGTTCAGTATGATAAGATTATCGGTGTAAACGGCACAGAGTTCACGTTTTCCGGCCTGTCATCCCTCACAGCAGACACGATTAAATCTTTTGAGGGTTATGATGTGTGCTGGGTAGAAGAAGGGCAGGCGATATCCAAGAGGTCGTGGGACATCCTAATCCCGACGATTCGTAAAGAAGGCTCAGAGATTTGGGTGAGTTACAACCCAGACCTGGAATCAGACGAAACACACCAGCGATTCTCGATCAACCCGCCGCCCGACTGCATCAATGTGGAGATGAACTGGCGGGATAACCCGTGGTTCTCAGAAGTTCTCGACCGGGAACGCCTGCATTGCAAAGAGACAGACCCGGACAGCTACGACCATATTTGGGAAGGTAAATGCCGGTCAGCCGTAGAGGGTGCTATTTATTTCAAGCAGATACAGGATGCAGAGACAAACCGGCGCATATGTAACATACCCAACGACCCGATGTTAAAGACACACATAGTGTTAGACTTAGGATGGGAGGATTCACTTGCGGTCGGGTTGGTTCAAAAGCACCTATCAGAGATTCGGATTATCGAGTACCTGGAAGCGTACCAAACAACAATACCCACTCTTTTCCGGGAGATAGAAACACGGGGGTATAATTGGGGCAAGGTTTTTCTGCCGCATGACGGGTTTGCCAAGACCCTTGCGGCAAATGGTAATAGCACAGCAGACATTATCAAGGCGCTGGGTTGGCAAGTACAGCCGAAGGAAGAAACGGTGATTTCCACGATTGAGGAAGGTATCAGGCAGACACGGTTGGCTTTCCATCAAATCTATTTCGATATCGAGCGCACGGCAGCGGATCAGAGGCCGGAAGAATCGAAGATACCGGGATTTCACCACACAAACTACTCAAACCGGCTTGTCGAGGTTCTCAAGCGGTATCAGCGCAAGGTAAGCAGACAAACAGGCTCGGTGGGTTCGCCGGTACACAACGAGTTTTCTCATGGTGCTGATATGCTTCGGTATTTGGTGTTAAACAAAGACAATATGCTGAACGAAACGGCAGGGATTAACAAGGATATGTTAAGCCAGCGGCGGCGCAAAAAAGTGGGATGGATGGCGGCGTAAAAACCAAGTCTCCAGCCCGTGGGCGATTGAGACAAAAGGCAATAAAAACAACATGAGAATTTTAGACCCAAAAAACTCGATGATCGTGCTTCTGACGGTGTGCGGAGTGATTTGGGTTAGTACGTGTAATTAACCGAGGAGGCGGGGTATGACTCCAGCAAAAAAGCAAAGGTGTCTGGCGAATGGATTGTTTAGGGAGGCGCAGGAAAAAGCCAAATGGATTAAAACATATACAACAGAAATACTTAACGCAGGAATGGCTGATATAGGTCTTATTAAATCAACAACCGAAGAGGTTTCAAAAATTGCGGATGAAATTCTTTGTTTAATCACCATGCACGAAAACGAAATAGCAAAAGCGGTTGAGATGGATAAGGAAGCCGCAAAAAAGAGGGTTTAACCGAGGAGGCAAAATGAAAGCAACGCTTGTGACAGTAAACGGCCATGAAATCAAATTAACCGACGATGATTTTTCAAGGGTGTCTCAGAGGGCAAAGGCGCTGGGAAAATCGTATACGCTTCAGAGCGGAACAATCGTAAACCTGGAGCATTTCGTACACATCACGCCGGAAATCGACCAGGGCGAAGATAATGCAGAGGTTGTCGAGCAGATACCCGAAGCCACGGAAGAACCGGAACCAGAAGAGGACGACGGAACACCGGAGCTTACGTCTGCCGAAATCAGGAAGGTGAAAGAGGTGAATGAATTGACGATGGAGCAGCTTGCTCAGTCAATAGGGTATTCTCAGGCTAGTGTTCGGTTTGCCATGAAGGGTGATCGTATCTCAGCGGATTTCAAAAAGGCGTTCCGGGCCAAGTATGGCGTAACGGAAGTGGATAATGCGGACAAGGAGGCATAGGGTTTGTTTGGGAGCCGTGGGGGTCTTTCCGAATATTTTAGAGCTTGCGGGTAAAACATGGAACAAGACCTAATATCAACAGAGATCGACAACAGCGGCAAGTATAAGCCGTTCGATAAGCTGAGTAAGGCCGACAAGCTACACAAGGCACGCAATGGTTTTGCTAATGCCGTGGCGCTTGACAGATCGTTTCAGAAATCTGCTCTGCTGGCGTACAAGTTCTATTCAGGTGACCATTACACGTCAGAAGAGCGGCACATACTTCAGGAGCAGGGCAGGCCGGACTTAACGGCGAACATGATCCAGCCGACAGTTGAGTTGATAAAGGGTGTAAACGAGCAAAATAAAATCGAGGTAAAGGCGCAGGCCACGGAACCAAATGACGGATTTCTTGCTGATATCATAAACGACTGTAAGGACAAGGTTTACGAGATCGAAGATATTGAAATGAAGGAAGATGACGCCTTTGAAAACTTTGTCATTACAGGGCGTGGCTTCCTTGCGGTCGATATCGCACCAGACCCGAACCATCCGGGGGAGATTAAGATACCGGTGGTGTCGGTCATGCCGTCCGAGATTCGACTTTCTCCAAGTTTCAAGGGTGATGACCTGGACGATGCCAGAGAAATTTACTGGCACAAGTGGGTAACATACGAGGATTTTGCGATCCAGTATCCGCAGTTCATCAAGGACATGGACGATATCATCCACGGTGAGTCGTTCGGTGATTTTGAGGAAACCGATATTGACAACATTGAGGATGATTCTGGGTTGCCGGTGGATACACCTGAGGATGACGAGTACAGCACGGACATTGATACCGGATATTACGATAGGTCAAACGGGCAGATCAGGATTGTTCATAAAGAATACTGGTGCACATATGACCGGTATTACGGAGTGAACCCACAGACGATGCAATGGGAGGAGTTCGATAAGGACAACCTAGAGGCCCTTAAAGCGGCAATCCCTGATTTTCAGTACGAAACGATTAAGGACAAGAAGGTTAAGTGGTTCCAGTTCACGGGTCATAAGGTTTTGTTTGATGGCGATTCTCCGATACCGTTCGACGGATTCTCGATTGTTGGTGCATTCTGCTACAAGGATAAATCGTCCGGCCATATTTCCCATTATGGTGTGGTCAAGAACATGATCGACCCGCAGCGTGAGGCGAATAAGCGGTGGTCGCAGACGTTGAACTTATACCTGCAACAGCACCAAGGCGGTAATTTCGTAGAGACTGACGCTATTGCAGACATGAAAGAGTGGGACGATACGATCAGAACACCGGGAGCCGACACGTTTGTTAATCCTGGTGCGTTGTCTCAGGGTAAAATAATGCCAAAACAAATCCCGCAACTCCCGCAGGGTGCGTATCAGCTACATGAGCAGGCCAAAGACCTGATTAAGAAAGTATCCGGCATCGACAACGATTTACTTGGTGTAGCGCATAACTCAGGGGAAGCAGGGGTAACAATCCGGTTACGCCAGCAGCAGGGGCTTACCATGCTGGCAAAGATATTCAAGAACCACCATCGGATGCAGGAGCAGCTTGCAAAGCGGATTTATGCAATCATCATGAAGTATATGCCCAACTCCCAGATACAGCGGATATTGGGCGGGTCAGACCGGTATCAGTTCCGTGGTGAGATGGTGGCTGATATCAAAAACGGCATCATTGCCCCGATAAGAAACATCAAAGACCTGAAATACAATATCGACGTTGAAGAATCCCCAACGAACATGACCAAGACGATGGCCCAGCTTGCGGTGTTCATGGATATGATGAGCAAGGGATTCCCGGTTGATCCCAAGACGGTTATTGAGCGGTTGGATATTCCAGAGGGCGATAAAGTTGAATGGGTCAAGTTCGTAGAGCAGTCTCAGCAATCGGCACAACAGCAACAACAGATGCAGATGCAGGTGCAACAGGCCACGATTCAGGCACAGGTTCAGGACGCCACAGAGCGCCGTCAGATCGAAGCAGGGAAGCTCCAGACGGATCAGGATAAGTTACGCATTGACGCACAGGATAAGGCTGCACAGAGGTTATTAGACCTCAAGAAACTGCAACAGGAAGAGCTATCAGACCGGTACGACTTTACGGCTGACATGGCAAAGCTGGGGTTACAGGAGCAGGATATGTTAGCTAAGTTTATTCAATTCCTGTCAGCACAGAAAATGCAGCTACCGCAGGAGCAAACCGGTCCAGCGAGTATGGCGAGGATGAATTAATGAGCGTACTAAACCAGCTATCCGGCGTAAACAAAAAGCGCACCGACTTTGCAATACCGGAAAAGAGAGCGTACCCGATAAGCAACGAGCGCATAGCAATGATATCCCTGGAACGTGCCAAGAAGTTCGGCACACCGGAGGAGCGGGAGAGGGTGAGGGCTGCGGTGAGAAAGAGATATCCAGAGATGGGGGTAATGTAATGCCACGCAGACTACAACGAAAGGGTTATGGTTGGAGCCTAACCTACGGAAAGGATCAGCGCAAACCCTCAGAGGAAT